CTAGAGAATCACATGCATGTGATTCTCACCGATCCAGGATCAACCAGCGAACTGGCACAACCGCGAAACACACCAGCCACCTAGGTCGAACCGCGAACAGCTGGCGGCCGGATGGAGGGCGCACAATAGGTAGGCCAACCCGGCGAACGGGTCGACTACAGCAGCGGAGGTGGGCCGGTGAGCGACGAGCCGCCGGCCCCACCCACCGACCGGCTCACCGACGATGAGCAATTCGTCCTGTGCTGGTGGTCGGTCCAAGCGCTCGCCGAAGAGCTGCTGATAAGCACCGACGCCGCCGAAGAGCTGCTGGAGGCCGCCTACGCCAAGGGCCGAGTGCAGATCCTCGGCAACGACTACTTCGCCGGCGTCCAATGCGACGGGAAGTGGATTCTCGTCGAGGGCCGCGCCCGGATCACCCAGGCGACGCGTGAGTGGCAGACCCTCCGGGCGATGAAACACCAGCTCGCCGAGTAGCCCGGTGTATCGCCTGACGTAGTACTATCCCAAGCATCTCTACTACCTAGGTGGGAAACGCTCGAGGTGCCAGATGGCGACCCTGCTCGACCAACTCCGGGAGCAGCGGGCCGCCGCCCGAGCCTCCGCCGATGAGATCCTGACCCGCAGCGCCTCTGAGGGCCGCGACCCCGCCCCCGACGAGCTGGCGACCTACCAGCAGCACGTCCTCGCCGAACGCGAGGCCGCCGATCGGATGGAACAGGAACGCGACCGGCAGCTCGCCGAGGTCCGCGCCATGGCCACCCGCGGCCGAGGGCAGACCCTGAGCCGCGCATCAGCCGAGACCGCCCGGGCGTTCCGCTCCGCGATCTTCGCGAAGAACCCCCAGCCGATCGAGGTCTATGCCGACGAGCTGGCGGACGAGTGGCCCGACGACGTGCCCGAGCCCGTCTACGGCCGAGCCGGCCGGGTCCGGATTCACACCCGAGACACGTTGAAAAGCACGGCCACCCAGGCGTTGAGCACCGATGTCTACTCCACCATCGTGCAGCACCTGGTGGAGACGTCGTCGCTGATGGCGGCCGGCGCCACGGTCGTGACCACCTCGACGGGCGAGGACCTCATCATCCCCAAGTCGACCGGGTTCGTGTCGTCGGCGATCATCGGCGAGGGTGCCAGCATCACCGAGTCTGACCCGACCCTGGCCACCGTGACCTTGAAGGCGTTCAAGTACGCGAACTACTTCGAGATCAGCCAGGAGCTGGCCAACGACACCCCGACCAACCTCCTGTCCTTCCTGGCCACCCAGGCCGCCCTGAGCCTCGGGCTGGGCACGACCGGCTTCGGCGACGACATCATCAACGGCGCCGGCACCACCGAACCGCGCGGGCTGCTGCTGGACGCGGGAACTGGTGTCACCGGCCCGGCCGGCACCGGCACCAGCCTCGGCACCCAGGGCACCGCCAACCAAGGAACGGACGCCCTCTGGAACCTGGTGGGCAGCGTGGCCGAGCCGTACGCCGCCAGCCCCACGGCCGCGTTCCTGATGCGCAACGCCAGCGACATCATCGTCCGCCAGCTGCGCGACACCACCGGCCAGCCGGTCGCCGGGCTCACCGAGCGGGGCCGCATCCTGGGGTACCCGAGCTTCGTCGACCCGTTCATGCCGGCCATGGCCAACACCGCCGAGAGCATCGCCTTCGGGGACATGAGCAAGTACTTCGTGCGCATCGTCAACGGCGTGCGCTTCGAGCGCAGCGACGAGTTCCGCTTCCAGAATGACCTGGTGGCGTTCCGCTGCATCCTCCGGCTGGATGGCGCCCTGGTCGACACCGGCGCCGTCAAGACGTTCGTCAACACGACCTAAGCCGATGCCCTGGCAGTGGCCGTTCAAGCGCCACGACCGGGCGCTGTGGCAAGTCGGCGACACGCCGGCCGCCTCGACCTATGCCGCCGTGCCCGTCAACCCCACCACGGCCATGCAGCACTCGGCCGTCTGGGCGTGCGTCAACCTGATCGCCGGGAGCATCTCGACGCTGCCGCTGTACGCCTACCGCCGCGGCGAACGGGACCCGCTGCCCGACCTGCCGCCGATCCTGCGCCAGCCATCGGCGACCATGAACCTCCCGGACTGGCTGTATGCCGCGCTCCAATCGCTGCTGCTGCGTGGCAACTGCTACGGGCAGATCGTCGACTGCGCCGGCGCCGGCCTCCTGCCCGCCCAAGTGGAGCTGCTCGCCCCTGACCGGGTGCAGGTCACCGCCAACGGCGCCGTTGAGTACCGCCTCGACGGCCAGGAGGTCGACCCGGCCAGCATCTGGCACGTCAAGGCGTTCACCTCCGCCGGCAACGTGCTCGGCCTGTCCCCGATCGCTCACGCGAGGCAGGCGGTAGGGCTCGGCACGGCCGCCGAGAAGTTCGCCGCCCAGTTCTTCGGCGACAGCGGCATCCCAACCGGGATCATCACCATCGACCAGATGCTCCACGGCGACCAAGCCCAGACGCTCAAGGAACGATGGGCGGCCACCTACGGCCGCCCCTGGAGCCACCGCAACATCGCCGTCCTCGGCAACGGCGCCAAGTTCCAGCCCATCACCATCCCCCCAGAGGAATCCCAATTCCTCGAAACGACCAAGGCCAACGTCGCCACCGTGGCCCGCTACTTCCAAGTCGCGCCCGAGCTGATCGGCGGCGAGTCCGGCGGGAGCCTCACCTACGCGAATGTCGAGCAACGCGCCCTCGACTTCCTCCAGTTCGGCCTCGCGCCCTGGCTGGTGCGTCTGGAGACCGCCATCTCGGCCCTGCTGTCCTCCACCACCACGGTCAAGTTCAACGCCGGGGCGCTCGTCCGCACCGACCTGCTCACCCGCTACCAGGCGCACGAGAGCGCCATCCGGGCCGGCTGGAAACTCCGCAGCGAGGTGCGGGAGCTGGAGGACCTCCCACCCGTGGCCGGCATCGACGACCAGGAACAGGAAGGCCCGGCGGTCGCATGATCCACACTCGCCAGTTCACCAGCACCCTCGCCATCCGCGACGGCGGCGACGGCCGCACCCTCCACGGCCCCGTCCTCCCCTGGGGAGTCGAGGCCCGGGTGGTCGACGCCGGCCGGCTGGTGACCGAGACGTTCGAGCGGGGCGCCCTCGCCGGCACCGACCCCGCCCGGGTGCCCCTCACCGCCACGCACCCCAGGGACGCCGGCACCCTCCCCATCGGCCGCACCCTCACCATCGAGGACCGCGCGGATGCCGCCTGGGGTGAATGGCTGGTGTCCGACACCATGATCGGCAACGAGGTCCTCGCCCTCGCCCGCGACGGCGTACCCCTCGGCCTCTCCATCGGGTTCGAGGAGGTGGCAGGCGGGTCGCGGTGGAGCGCCGACCGCCAGCGGGTGACCAGGACCAGGGCCGCCCTCGACCACATCGCCGTCGTCAGGGTGCCGGCCTACCAGGGTGCCGGGGTGGTGGGCGTGCGCTACTCCTCCAAGGGCGGCGCGCCCGCCACCCCGGTGCTGCTCACCCTGCTCCGCCGCCATGGGTAAGAGCGCCAACTACTACACCGCCCCCACCGGGCCCAGACGCGCCCCCACCGAATGCGTCGGCTGCCGCAAGCCCATCGTCTACGGCGAACGCTGCCCACCCTGCGCCCACCAGGTCAGAGTCAAGGCAGCCAAGCGCAGGCGCCGACGATGACCCGCACCCTGGCCCGCGCCTGCCTCGACTGCGGCAAGCAGGTACGCGGCAAGCCCAGGTGCCGGGACTGCCAGGCCAAGCGAGACCAGGCCAAGGCGACCAAGCGCCCCAACATGCGGACCTACCAGGAGACCGAACGGCGCCGCCGTGCCGTGGCCGACCACCGCGCCACCGTAGGCGACTGGTGCCCAGGCATGGAGGACCACCCCGCCCACCCAAGCGCCGACCTGGTGGCCGATCACGTCATCGAGGTCGCCGTCAACGGGCTGGAGACCGGGCCGCTCCGCGTCCTCTGCCGACAAGAGAACGGCCGCAGAAGCGCCCGAGTTCTGAGCAGGATGCTGGCCCGCGACCCCTCGCCAGCCGAACGCGCGATTACACACCTCGACGACCCCGGGCCGGTGGTGGCGTGAGAGCCGGCCCCAAGGCGGCCGTCGATGCCTCCCCCTTGCCCCTGCGCGGCTCCAGACGGCGCGAGCTGGCGGTTTCGCGGTTCGCCACCGACTACATACGGGCACCCAGGGGCCACGGCGCCCGCAAGCCGCTGCGCCTTCGCCCATGGCAGCGGGAGCTGATCGCCGCGACCTGGGATCAGCGGCCCCAACCCCGCCTCGCCGGGTGGATGCTGCCCCGGGGCCAGGGCAAGACCTCCCTGACGGCCGTGCTGGCCCTGTATGAGCTGCTGGCCGGCGTCGAGGGTGCCCAGGTGGTGGTTGTGGCCACCGACGAAAGACAGGCTGGCCTGACGTTCCGGATCGCCGTCCGCATGGTGGAGCTCCACCCCGAGCTCGAACAGCGGGTGCAGCTGTACCACGACCACATGACCGTCCCCGCCCGGGGCGCCAGCTTCCACGTCCTCCCGGCCGTTCCGAAGCGGCTGGAGGGCCTGGACTACACCCTCGCCCTGGTGGATGAGGCCGGCCGGGTCGACACCGACGTCTTCGAGGTCGTCTCCCTCGCCTCCGGCAAGCAGAAGGCATCGATGGTGCTGGCCATCGGCACCCCCGGCCCGGAGCTGTCCGAGACCGTCCTCGGCCGCCTCCGCACCTACGCGATCGACCACCCCGACGACCCGCTGGTGGTATGGCGGGAGCATTCCGCCGCCGGGTTCGAGGTTCACCCCGTGGACTGCGCCCACTGCTGGGAACTGGCCAACCCGGCCCTCGATGACTTCCTCGCCCGCGACGGCCTGCAGGCGTGCCTGCCCCCGAAGATGCGCGAAGCCAGCTTCCGGCGGGCCCGGCTGTGCCAGCACGTCGACCAGCTCGAGGAGGCCTGGCTGCCCCCCGGCGCCTGGGCCGCCGCGGCCAACCCGCTGGCCACGATCCCGGACGGGGCCGAGGTG